ACCATCTGAAGGTTCTGCTATACATAGACCTGCGGCAAGTACTTTAGCCTTTGTAACTGACTCTACAGAAAGACTCCGCATCACATCAGATGGAAAAGTAGGTATAGGAGAGGATGCACCAAATAGTCTTCTCCATCTAGGAGCTGCTGATAATTCAAACCATGAAGCAATACTTACATTAAATAATGGTGGTGCATCTGGTAATGAAGCTGGTATCGAATGGCTATATGAAGCAAGTACAACACCTAGAGCAAAGATATGGCTTGATTCTTCAGGTCAAGATTTAAAATTTGCTACAGCAAATACAGAGAGACTTCAAATAGAATTAGATGGCGATTTCCGTATTCCATTTAAGGATGCTTCAAATGGATTAAGACAGAAAATCCAATGGGTAACTGAATCACCTCATTTTGATGAAGTAGCTTATCTCTCTATGGATAGAACTGCTACATCATCGGCTCCTAGTGATATGGTCTTTGCTACGGGTCCAGTAGGTTCTGTTGCAGAAAGACTCCGCATCGCCTCAGACGGAGTTTCACATTTTGCAGGAGATGTAAAAGTCTTAACTGGTGATGTGATAATGGGTGATGGTAGAGGTATTAACTTTAGTGCTGACGCCAATGCAGGCGGAATGACAAGTGAGACTTTGGACGACTATGAAGAAGGCACTTTCACGCCTACACTACAAGCTTATGATGGAAGTTCTTGGGGAGATGTATCTCTACATGCAGGTACTCTTTATGGTAGGTATACAAAAATAGGTAATGTTGTTCATATATCGATGTACTGCTACCTTTTCCATGTACAGGATGCTCACGATAGTGATGGAGCAGCTTTTACATTACCGTTCACTGTTACAAATGCTTCTGATAGTTTCGCTGTTCTTTCTTCTGGTCATTACAATTGTTTTGAAACTACTGGTCACACTAATTTCATGGCCAACGCAAATACAACCAGAGCTGTTACAGTTAAAGAAAGTAGTATTTATTACAACACATGGTCTGGATCTAATAATAGATATTTAATGGTAACTGGTTGTTATACAACAGCTAGTTAGACCGTTAGCAAGTCTCTAAACTAAGCCGTAAACCTGTCACGTTCGGAGAACGTCCCTAAATGGCATTAACAAAAACACAAGAGAACGACAAAATAGAGGTCGTCAATAAATGGAACATACAGGTCCGAAATGCGACCATTATAAAAGATGACGGTAACGAGATTTCCCGTTCCTTTCATAGAAAAACATTACAACCAGGAACACTTGATGCAAGTGATAACCTAGTTGATACAGATATCAATAGAGAAGATGCAGACGTACAAGCAATATGTAACGCTGCATGGACTACACAAGTCAAAGCTGACTATAAAGCATTCTTAATAGCAAATAAACCATCCTAATGACCCACCACATCAAAGAGAAAATCGAAACAACAAAAGCTGAACTAGAATCAGTTGTTAAAGAATATAACAACCTTGTAGAAAAACAGAACGAATTAAAAAGTAAAGCTATTGAATTACAAGGTGCATTAAAAGCTTTAAATGAGTTGAATGAAGATCAAGCTACCGACAGCGAATCTTCCTAAACCTCTACCTACGATGGAAATCGAGTTTAAACCACCTACAGCTAGGTTTCCATCATATCAACCTATGGTTATACCTCCAAGTGATTTGGAGGCTCCAGAGGACGTAAAGGCAGAATCATCAGAACAACCAGAACCACCTAAGTTAAAGATTCCTGTATTGGATATACAAATGCCAATACCTGAAACAGCTGTGGTGGTTACTGCTGTAACAACAGCGGTAGTAGCAGTAGCTACAACTACTGTCACCCAATCTTTATTTGAACCAATTAAAAAGAAAGTTCAAAAACAACTACAAGCTAAAGTTAACAAATGGAAGGAAAACAGGAAAAAGAAAAAGGACTCCTTGGAAAGCTGAAAGATGCCGCAGAAGATCAAGAACACCAAATTCAAATCTTAGGTACATTTGTCCGTCTTGGAGTTGTAGTTTGGAGCGGATTTATCATTACGATGAACTACGTAGAATTACCTATGATAAAGAAAGCTGGTAATAGCGATATTACATTCGTCGCGTCGGTATTTACTGGAGCCCTTGCAACTTTCGGTTTATCTACTGGTAATAATAATAAAGATAAAGGTCCAGTAAACTGTCCAATGGCTAAGAAAAAGGAAGAATGAACAAATGGTTTTTACTCTTCCTACTGGCATCACCCACGGTAGCGAGAGCAGAGTTAGTAACCCCAAACTTCACCCAGGGTTCGATGAACAGTACAACAACTATGACCCAAGAAATCGTCGAGGAAATAACGACAACAACATATGGGTCAGCATTAAACAAATGGAGTGGGGAAAATATAACCCATGCTTCAGCTTCTTCAGGAGGTATAGTAGATTCAGATTCAATCTTCACTCTACATACAGCTGGAGATCCCTTCTCTTTAGAAGTGGTAACAAGAGCAGCAAGTCAGGTATTATCAGTCGAAGTAATCGACAGAACTACAGACGTTACTGCTACTACTACCTCCTTATCAGTCTTCTCTCAATAGCACCAGTACGTGCTGAAGAAGGTGATAAAAATGTTAGTAATCCCGTAGCTGCAGCGACTGGAAATGTGACCAATCAAGCAGTGCAATTTCAAAATAATGGAGCACCATCCAGACAGCACTACGGACCTAACATATCTTGTAATGGAGCTACAATGACATTCTCTCCATTCTATATGGGTAATCATACTACCCCGTTCGACGAGACTATGACACAGCAAACTTACACTGTAGCGGAGAATTGGGGTGGTCAGATTAACTTCATGATACCACTCGATAGAAAAGGATTAAATAGATGTCGCAGTATAGCTGCAAGACAAGAAGAAAAAATGAGACTTGACTATGAATTAGTTAGAGTCTTGAAATGTGCAGAGTTACAACAGAAAGGCTTTATGATTAAACCTTACACCCGTGTAGATGGTATGTGCAATGATGTCATACCAATTGCTGCATGGGAAAAGGCAAAGAAAGAAGTTCTTAACTGTATTACACCGCCTAAACCTTGGTATAAACCTTGGATCAAACAACCTAAACCCAAATGTACTATGAGCACTTTAAGCGATAAAATTAAGAAAGACGCGGAAGCTAAAGCTAAAGCATCAAAGAAAACCACTAAATCTACTAAATAAAAATGATCGTACTTATCAAACCCGTCCTCATGGCGTTCCTCAGCTCATCAGCTGTTAAGGAATTAGTTATACAACTACTTGAAGCCTATGCCAGCACCACTGATAACACCATTGATGATAAGGCAGTCGAACTGATTAAAAAGAATTTATTCCCAGGAAGTTAAATGAAGAAAGCCACTGAAGCCCAATTTAATGAATTACATAACCTCGTCACTAAAGAATTTCTAAAGAGGGTAAAAAGTGGCGAAGCTTCTACCCAAGATCTTAAGGCAGCCTGCGATTGGCTCAAAACTAATGACATTAGCGGTATTGCATATGATGGTAGTCCACTCTCTAAACTAGCTTCTGTAATGCCAAAAATAGATCCAGAACTTGTACAAAGGAGGATGTATGGGGCAATCAAAGACGTCTAAACATTACGCAAAGAATCCTAAATCACGTAGGAAACATGTAAGAGATAATAGTAATGGTGGGAAATATGATAAACCTTCGAGTTATCAAAAAGAACACCAAGCACAAAGAAGAAAACTTAAATGCTCTAAGAAACAAGATGTTGTCAAAAAGAAAGGCAAGTGGGCTTGTGGAGATAGGAAACAGAACAGAGCTAAAGGAGGGGCTAAACGTAAATGAAAATAGGAACTAAAACTGCTGATAAAGTAGAAGAATTAGGTAGAACAAGTCTTAGGAAACTACAAGAATGGTCTAAAGAAGATCCTAATACAAGAACTGATGATGCCTTACGTTTGATCGGAGGCGGTCTAAAGAATGTAGGTAGAGTAGCTGAGTTACCTGGTATTAAACAAGGATTACAATTAGCAGATGCTCCATTTCATTATTTAGCTAAAGGTGCTGGTAAGGCAGCTGGAGCTGCAGGCATCGACCCTAGATGGGGTGAATGGCTTGTCAGGACTGGAGAGTTAGCTACTGGTGTAGGTGTAGGTAAGAAAGCAGTTAAAAGCACAAGAAATTTAGCATTACAAATACCTGTACCTGGGACGCAAACTGCTCTAGGTACAATCGGTGCTATGCGTAACCCTGCTCGAATACCTAAAGCTCAACTAGGAGAAGTACTTCAAAGAGGTGCTGATGCTACAACAGATAAGCTAAGAACTTTAGCAGATGATATTAGTAGAAATACTTTCGGGAATAAAACCAAAGCATCTAACCAATACTATAAGATGTTGAATTTTGTCAGACAGTATGGCGATGAATTGGATGGAGGTTTTGCTATTGGTTCAACCTCAACTCACCATAGAAATCAACTTGTTCAAATAGCAGAAGCATTAGTCAAACATCCTGAAGGTGAAAAAATACTGAACAGCGATGCTTTTAAATACATTCCAATAGGAGATGAAATAGAAAATTACACTGCTATACTTGATCAAAATACAAAAGCTTTACGACGTGTAAAAGTTGATGAAATACATAAACTACATCCTAATGTACCTAAAAAAACTATAGATGATGCTTTAGGTGCTAGTGATTTTAAACCACCAAATATTACTCAATCTGATGCTAATAGAATACGAACTATTAAAGCTTATGAACCAGAGTTTACAACCGATATGTTTTTAGACAGTAAGGGTGTTAAGGGAAGCTTCCCTACAGTAGACTTCTTTGATAAAGACGGAATCAAAACAAAATGGAAACCAAGCGATGGTGAAGATTGGGGTAAACGTTGGAAGAGAATCAACGAACATTATGGGTCAAATATAAAGCCAGAGGAATTTAAAAAAATAAAATTAGATCGAGATTTAGCTACCTATGCTCCTGATCATGCTCATTTACATAAAGAAATATTAGATAGTCTACCTTCTCATCAACAATTAGATGAACTAATTAAATCAGGTGAATGGGAAAAATTACCATATGAACAAGCTGAGGAAATTCTTGAAAAAGTAAGTAAAGATTCTCTCAAAGCATCTGATAGAATATCTAAATGGAGATATGGGAAGATTGGTGAATATTTTGAAATATTTAAAGAACATTCTAAAATACCACAGAAATATAAAAATAAATCATGGGATGAATTACCTACAGATATTCAAAGGCAATTCTTTAAAGAACATGCTTCACCAATTTCTAGATATGGATCAAGAGATATACCTAATGTTGATGAATTAATGATAGGTAGACAGATATTAAATAAAAAAGAAAGAGACTTCTTTGGTGTTAAACGGCCTGAAAAGGGGCTGAAACTAAATGAATGACCAAACACACATGACCGATACTTTAACCGCCTTACAAGACGATTTCAAGCTGTTTCTGAGTGCTTTATGGGACCAGCTTGATCTCCCTCCACCAACCCGTGCTCAATTCTCTATTGCTGATTACCTTCAACATGGACCAAAGAGATTACAGATCCAAGCCTTTAGAGGTGTTGGTAAATCTTGGATTACTGGTGCTTTTGTGCTTTGGACACTCTTTAACG